GTTGTTAGAATAATTGCAAATGCGGCTTTGCGTTTAAATGTAGCAATGACGCCTAACATGCTACCTACAAACATCATAGGTATGAATATTTTAGTAGCAGGATCTAAAACGGTATATGTTAATATTGCACTAGCACCGCAAACAAGGGTGGTTTCACATAATTCACAATAGAATGCCAAAGGACTTAGTCTATGGCTTTCTTTAAAGTAATTTTTAACGTTTGAAAAAACCGATCCTATTGTAATCTTTGTCTTCAACATATATATAATTTTCAGGAGGGGTTGTGGAAACAAGTTCGTCTTCCCATACAGGGATTATCTCATTATAATCGCCCATTTCTGTATTGTGTCGTAAATGCATTTCTATAAGTCTGCCGCCTATAAATTCGCAATTTACATGCTCGTAGGAACCTTTGAGCTTCGTTAACATAAAGTTAATTTTTAGTTTGTCGTTGACCCGGACCCATTTATCGAACTTCCATATTGGATTTGCGGGGCTTCTAAAACCTTCTATAGTTTCGCCTTGTTCTATTGTACGTGAAATAGGATCAATTGCATAGTCAACACTTAAATGTCTGCCTTTAAATTCTTGACACCAAAAATACCCTGGTTCTAAATCCCATCTTCCTTTTTCTAAAAAACGTAATTCAGCACCTATGCCCATTCCAGCAAGGTTTACACAAGGTCTAACTATATAATTGTTTGATTCTGGTACTGCTACATCTGCTGGTCCGCAAAGGTAACCTAATTTTTTGGCAAGAATGAGTTTGTCGAATATCCATAAGTCATCTGGATGACATTTTACCCACGCTTCGTAATCATACATTCTAACTAAAATAATTTAGATTTATTACTACCCTTCGTTTTTGATCTGTGCAAGTTGCTCCCAGATGTTCAGTATCGCTAGACATAGTTAATAATCTATTTGCTTTACTTTCAATAATTGTTCCATCTGATAATTTTGTATAGCCGTCAGTACTATTTAAGTAAAATATTGATGTGTTCCATTGTTTCAATTTATGTTCATCTGATATGACACCTTTTAAATCTGAATGAAGACTGGCTTCTATTATTTTGCTTGTTCTGGTTACAAGATTTGCTCTTATATTAAGAATACAAATAGGTTTAATTTTGTCTAACAATGGTTCTAATACTCCAGCCAAAGGAGATATCCATGTATATCCTTCATAGAAACCATGACTAAAGTAAAATTGACTAGTTTGGTCAGTTGATACACCTAAAAAATCTTGATAATGCCAATGAATCTCCGTACCTAATAATACTGTTTGAATCTCATGAAAAGATTCGGGATCTAAAAAATTATCTTCTATCATTTTCCTTTAGGCTATATACTCTGCTTTTTCAAATAATACTGATATAGATTCATCATGGTGTACCCTACGAATTGCTTCTGCAAACATATCTGCTACTGATAACATTCGTATCACTCTGTTTTCTTCTGTTGGTATAGTATCAGTTATCACTAGACGAGACATCGCTGAATGTTCTATCCTTGTCGCTCCGCCGTTGCTCAATACTCCATGTGTTATGTAGGCTTGTACATCTTCGGAGCCTTCGTCTTCTAATGCTTTGGCGGCTTTTACCAGCGTCCCGCCTGTATCTATTATATCGTCTACGATTATACATTGTTTTCCTAGTACGTCGCCAATGACGTTCATAGCCTCAGATTCGTTTGCACGATCTCTTCGCTTATCTATAATTGCAATATCTAGATTTAATTGTTTTGCTATCGCTCTTGCTCGCGGTACACCGCCTGCGTCGGGGGAAATTATTATAGCTCTACCATTCATAACCATAGGATTTGTTATTAAGTCTTTAACAAATAAAGGTTGAGCATATAAATTGTCTACTGGAATATCAAAGAAACCTTGAATTTGTCCTGCATGTAAATCCATTGTTAATACACGATCAACACCTGCGGCTTCAATCATATTAGCAACAAGTTTTGCTGTAATAGGAGATCGTCCTGATGGTTTTCTATCTTGTCTTGCATAGCCGTAATAGGGCATCACGGCTGTAATTCTACCTGCACTTGCTCTTTTACAAGCATCTACAAGTATTAACAATTCCATTAAATTATCATTTGCTGGATTACATGTACTCTGGATTAAGAAAACATCCTCACCTCTAATGTTATCTTTAATTTCTACCCAGATTTCATTATCTGCGAATCTAGTAACTAGAGTTTCGCACAATTCTACGCCAGCAATGCCGGCAATATCAATAGCAAGTTTGGTATTTGCGTTACCTGTTATCAGTTTCATAAATAGTTTCTGAGTTAAAAGTGTCCGTCTTTAAAATAAGTTTTTTTAATATGATCTAATTCTATTTTTACTTCATCTAATTCTTTTTGAACTGCCTCATATTGTTCTTTATAATAATCTCGTTCTTGTTCAAGCTCTTGACGTTCGTCAAGATGATCTTCAATGTGTGGTTTCATAAACGTATTTATTTTATGAGCTTTTCTTTTATGAATTCTCGTTCGTCTATACCACCGTGTCTTTGAATTACTGCATTAACTACCTCGTTAGGCACCCACCCATATACGCTTTCAGTTGGTTCATTGCCTGGCTCTTGCCATTCCATCCATAATGGTTCTTCGTCAGAAGGAAATCCTATTTCCCACGCTTCGTATTCGTTTGCTACTGCTTTTGGTTCGGAATAATGTGAAGGACCTGCTTGGAGGGAAAAATTAAATCCGTCTCTACATGTTACATTTCTGTAGACACGAATAGTTGTAAATTCTGGTCCATGATGTTCTATTTTTTTAAATGCTTTATGCCAAATGTTGGCCCAATCTCTTACCATTTTTTCCCTATCGTAAAAGGGTTAACGTAATCCGCTCCAGTTCATATCTCTATCATAATATTGCTGGGCGTGTTTAGCATCTCGACTTTGTTGGTACTCATCTGTGTCGTGTCCGCCTGGTTGTAAATCGTCTGGTATGCGGGTTGGAGGTTGCATTCTAGTTTGTTTAGGTTTTATTTTTAATATGCCTGCATATAAACCCATAGCATTGTGAATTGCGACTGCATTACTAGTCATTGCAGTACCAATATTATGACCTATAAGTTGTTTTAATTTAGGACTTGCACCAAATCGTTCAACCCAACTATAATCGCCATCCTTTGATGCTTTATATAAACGAGTTGCTTGTTCTTTTGTAACGCCCATTATTTCTAATTGTTGGGCAATATATTTGGCAAATTCTAATTCTNTGCCTGTTTGTACACTAAAATCTTGTGTGTGTCTAAAGTCTGAAGATGGAAGATCAAATGATGCTTCGCCTACTGCTTGCATTAATGTTTTAGGTTTTCTTGCCTTTGCTTGCCTTCGAGCATGTCGGCCCATTCTATCAAATTTTTCGTATTCAATTTCATCTTGCTTATACATTTCGTCGTGTTTTGCAATTTCGTCTGGCGTTCGTGTATCTGTCATTTGAACAATGCAGACTTCATTGCCATTGTCTAACTTTGTAGGTTTACATACTTCATTAATTTTCATTTAACTATCCTAAACTACTTAAACTATTTATCTTAAAATTAAAGAATATACTATCGACGCCAAAAAGGTCCGCCACTGGCNTTGTCGTCCACATATAGTGCTCTTAAAAACCAAAAAATACAAGACAATGCTANATAACTTATAATAGCATCTTCTNCNCCTTGTTCCCAGGCTATATGGCAACAGNATAAAAATATTAAAATATAATAACCCATACTTTTATTTATTGAGTAAATTTTTCTTCNTCCTATACAACTATTATACACTCTTACAGATNATTTGTCAACTAAAAAATTAAATGTATAGTTTATTTTTTCAATAAATACATTATAATCTATTAGGATACCATGGCAAAGACATTATTTAAAGGATTTTCAACGGTCCAAGGACCAAAAACCAGAAAATTACACGATATAGAATTAGCAAAACAGGATTTAAAAAATCACTTTCATACTAAAAGAGGTGAACGAATTATGAGTCCTTCTTTTGGTTCCTCAATTTGGGAATTAATGTTTGAACCTTGGAATGATACAA